CCCTCTTTTCAAAAATAAAAACCGGGGAACAGGGGAAAAATCCTGCTCCCCGGTGGGAAGTTGTGCTATGTGTTGGGCGGCTGGTTATGCAACAAAGAACACCACAAAGTTCTCGTTCAAGTCGTTGAAGTAACTTGCATCGAACTTGTAGAAGTTGTTGAAGAACTCAGCCTTTGCATTATACTGCGTGGTAACACGGCGGTCAGTGTTGCAAACGCCCATTGCGTCCCTGTCATACATGATAGCAAGGATACCAGCGGCGGAAACATCAACCGTACCACTCGAACCGTCCGTGATACTCACGTGAATTTTGGACGTGTCGGCAAAGCTGTAATTCTGTCCCGAACCCTGCCAATAAGGAACGGTTTCTGCGGTGGGCAGTTTCACGTTCTCATTGTGCCAAGTGTCGGCATAAAGGTAGGTGGATGCGGCTTTCTCAAAATCGGAAAGCATAACCACCTTGAGCATATCGGACGGGGTGAACCGTTCCTTTTTGCCCACGTTAAACAGGGTGGACAGCTTGCCCATCCGGTCAGCATAAACGCCCATGATGTAGGACGCATAGCGGATGAAATCCGGGTCGGTTACTGCCTGTTCGGCGGTCAGCGTCTTGTTGTACTTTGCATTGTACAGCTTGAGCAGATTAACCGCTTTAGTGCCGGAAACGGCGCTGTAATTGCCATCGTTTACGGCGGGAAATTCAGCGTTGAGAGTGTGGGCAATCATGTTGTCAATGGTACGCATGACCAGAGAATCAACCTTGACCGTCATAGACTTATCAACGGCGGTGTAGAGCATGGAAAGGAAACCGTTCAGCTGTGCCGCATTGCTGAAACTGTCCTTGACCTGCTTTTCAGTAAAGGACATGGGGACTTCAAAGGTGACACGGCTGTTGAAGAACTTGACGGAAACGGTGGGCTTGTAGAAAACATTGGGGTCATAACTCTGCCCATCGGTCAGTTCCCAAGACTTGTTTTCAGTAGCCTGCGGAATGTCAGCCTGAATCTTCTCCAGAACAGAGCCGAACTCCCAAGAATCCATCATCATAGAGGGGACGTTGCCCGTGTATGGGCGGTTGACAAAAATGACCTTGCCAATGTGGTTCACAAGGGACTTCACATAATTGTCAACGTCCGTGTTGGAGAACAGTTCCTTGCCCACGTCCACAACGTTGGACAAATCTTCCTTGACAACATCGGACTTGCCAATGATTTCAGAAGTCACCGTGTTCATAAGGGTGTAAATCTGCTGAACAGTCATAATCAAAATACCTCGCTTTCAAAAATGTTCAGTGTTAAGACGCTGTTCACGTCCATAAACATTGTATCATATAACGGGTTATTTTTCAAGTATTGAAAAATATAATTTGTGGTGTTTGCGTTAGGGGTTGTCCGGGTATATTCCCGGTCTGTGTGGGTTGTGGTTGTTCCCCTGTTCGTGGTTGTGGTCTTGTCGTTGTTTGCAAATTCAGCGGAATCATAAGGGGAAACCTGTCCCGTGATTTCGGTGGTAACGTCCGGGGTGTTGGTGCTGTTTGTCGTTTCGGTGGTATGCTCCCCAGCATTCACCACGCTGGAATTAACCGAATTTACCGTGTCAAACAGTGTGTCCCATTTGTGGGAAAACATTGCGTTCACAATCCCGGCAATATTGTCAATGGATGTGGACAGAACAACGGGGGCACAAATCCGGGAACTGAATTTCAGAATATAAGCGGAATCCAGTAATTCCGGGGTAACAACGGCAAAGATTTTCAAATCGGGGTTAATCTCTTTAATCTTTGCAAACAAATGGGGGTTAAGCGTTCCGATAGTGGTATAATCCATTTTAATCACCTCGCTTTAATAATCAACTGTGAATCCCAATAAACAGAAAGCGTCTGTATCTTGTCCACTTGCTGTTTATACTTCTTAAACCCGGTCGAAAATTCGTGCAAATCCTTGACGGAATAAGGGGACAGAAACAAAGCATAATCTTCATTTCCTGTTAATGCAAACGCCTGTTGCAACGTCTGAACATCAGACATTAAATAACCTAACTGTTCATTGATTGCTTTTGTTTCAACATCCAGTGTTTTAACCTCTATGATGTATTCACTTAAAAGGATTTCTAGTCCGTTTTCACAATCATTTGCAGTTTTTTCTAGTTGCTGGTCAACGTCAGCTAAAACAGATTGCGCTTGCATGATTGCGGACATTAACCCCGACATTTGGTAAATGTTCGCTGAATCACACCCCTGTATTACGTTTGACATAACACCCGAACACTGTGTTAATTTGTCCCCGGTATTTGCTAAATCTTCTTTAATCTGAAAAATTGTTGCCATTACTGTTTCTTTTTCGTGTCGGGGTCAGTGTCCGGGTCATTGTCGGGGTCAGTGTCCGGGTCAGTGTCGGGGTCAGTTTCCGGGTCAGTGTCGGGGTCAGTTTCCGGGTCAGTGTCGGGGTCAGTGTCGGGGTCAGTTTCCGGGTCAGTTTCCGGGTTTACTTCATCCCCGGTGTTGTGGATGCTTTCACCCTGAAACGCCCTGTAATCCCACGAACTGTTAAACTCAACCGTGATTTCCGTGCCGAACATCTTGTTAATTGAATCAAGAGCGGTTCTTCTCTGGTTCAACATATCATCAACAAGAGGGTAAAGGTTATCTGTGTTTGCTTCAATTTCGTTTGCGGTCAGCCGCTCCCGTTTCATGTTGAAGTTTGCAGACAAACCGATTTCGTTAAACATGGATGCTTTAAGATACTGTTCAAATTCAAACAGGTCTTTCAAGCTGGTTGTGTTTGCGGTCGTTGCCGGGGACGTTTTCAAGCTGTCAAACAGCTTTGTTTCTGCAATAACACCTAACCGCCCATCGAACAAATCAGAAATGAATTTTTCTGCACTTGCCTTTGTGCTATCATCGTTTGCAGAAATGAGAGTTTGCAAACGCTTGTTGACCGTTGCCAAAATCATAGTGATTTCGTTTTCGGTCATAAGGGTACAATACTTCCTGTACAGGGGTATTAAACCCATCATTGCAGAATCGTTTTTCATAACAACGCAATCTTTGGAAATCTCCCAATTTGCATTGTAATTCAGATAGGGGACAGAAACGGTTGCAAGAGTAGGACGGTTATACACGTCACCTTGCCCGCCCAGTCCACCATAAAGGGCATACAAATCGCCGTTGATTTTGCCCCAGATGGTAAATCCCCCGGTTTGCAGAATGTGTTCCAATTCCTCAGCGGGAACAGTTTCGGGCAAACCGTGGTATTTGAACATGATGCTTGAGCGGTCAAGCATATAAAGAACACTGTCCTTTGTGCTTGCTTCTTTGTCCCGGAAATCCCACAAATTAGAACCAGAACCCAAACACAAATATTCAAATTTCTTGTCAATCTTTGCCATTGTTTACACCTCTTTTCTGGTAGTCAGATTGTTCAATGCAAGTGTGTTGTTTTCGATTGCTTTTCTAAGTTCTGCAATCTCCTGTTTGTGAACTTCTTCAGTTTTCAACATCTGGTTATAGAGCATTAAGCACATAACGATAGGAAACCCCACACTTGAAACCGTCTGGACAATAACGTTGTAATCCATTGTTAAACCCCCTTGCAGATTTTAAGATAATTGTGGATTGCGTCACCTATTTCATTATTCTGGTAAAACACCCGGTCTGTCTTGAAAAACCATGCAATTCTTTCTTGCAGTTTAGAAATAGGCTTGAACACATTTCTATTATAATTCAGTTCTGCGTGATATTCAAGAGTGTAAATCAAATCTTGTTCCGGGTTTCTCAATTCGGTTGTTTTGGCGTGAATGTATGTGAACATGGTTTCACCTACTTGCACAATCTCACACTGGAACAGCTGTCCATTAAATTCGATAAAGTAGGTAAACAGCACATCACACGGTTTGTATTTCATCGGCAAATGGGGGTAAATATCCAGTTCCCAAGCACCCCCGGTTATCATGTGCAATTTGGGATTGTTAAAGGCAAAATAGAAATTGTTTGCCTTTGAGCTTTCCATACTTGCACAATATTCAACAGCAACGGTCAATTTAGAATCACCGTATGTGTAAACATCAATAGTGCCCTGTTCCATTTTCAGAACGTGGGTCAATCCCATTTCTGCAAAGTATGGGCAATATTTATTGACCGTGTTGCCAAGCATGAAAATTTTAACATCTTCTCTTTGGCGAACAATCGTTGAAACAGTGTTCATAAACAAAACAAATTCGTCTTGCAAATAAACGTGTTTGGTCAAAAATTCGTCAAACATGATTGTCTTGATTTTCGGGTAACTGATTGATTTATTGTGTTCCGTATCGGACAAAGAAAAGGTGTATGCAAAACAATCCTGTTCTATGTTGTACAGGGGTTTCCCCTTTTCGTCATAATTGCAAAGATAAAATTTACCCGCCCAATAGGTAACACCCGAAAATTTTCCTTTGGATAATTTGGTTATTTCATCGTTTGCAAGTAGTGCTTTGAAAATATCGCTTGCCCGTCTGCCTGTTATATCCTCTTTCCAGCGGCGAATTATTGCAAGCTGTCCCCCGTTAGTTAGGTATTCTTTAACCCCGTATTTCAAAACACTGTATGTTTTGCCGTTGGAACGTTCACCGAAAATCACGTTGTAAACAGCGTTCTTTTTCAGTATCTTTTGTAAACTGTAATAATGCATTACAATCTCCCCTCTATTCTTGCAACGGTATAACCGTAGCTTTCCCCGGTTTCGTTTGCAATTTCAATTACTTCTTGCATTGTTTTCTTTTTGAGATTCTTTTGCCGTAAAACTGCCCTGTCCTGTATTAACCATTCTGCCGCTTTCCTATAACCACCCATCGGAAATTTAAGGTTTTCAATATCACCACGACAGTTAGGGCAATACATCGCCTTGCCCTTGTAATGTTCAAAGGTATTACCACAAATAGCACAAACTGATTTCATGTGAATCACCTCTACCATTATTATAACATAATGTTCCATGTGGAACAATACCACATGGAACAAAAATCAAATACTCTTTTCTCCTGTGTACAAATACCCATCTCTAAGCATACACAAGAACTTGTTGTATTGCCTAGAAATAGACAATGTGAAATCACATTCGGAAAGATGGATTGCAGACGGGGAAACCACTTTGCAAGTGTGCCCCAAATAATCAGTAATTTCACCGGACATTTCAGAATCAATATATGTGTGTGTATTCTTTCCTGTGTGTTCCGGGGGAATATACAAATCATTATTGAAGTGATTGAAAATATCAATGTTATCTTTACAAATCGTTTCCAAATACTTCACACCGTTTTGCTTTGACAATCCAGCTATTGTAATATGCACTTTTCCGTTTTGTTCGTACATATAACGTTTAGCTCCCAGCGTTTTGAAATGTTCGTAATTTCCCTCTAAATCCCACACACCAATTAACTTTTCAGCCCCCTTTTTTGTTTTCGGTTTACACCTGTTAAAATCAATGTGCATATAATCACACATCTTTTTCAATTTCTGTTCCACCCGCCTGTTATATTCTTCAATAAACCCGGTGTGCTTTTCGTAGTTCAGAAATTTAATTGAATCGGTATCACTGTAAACATAATCGTCAGCAATGTTCACAATACCTGTCCACAAATTCCGTCTTGCATATGCCGTAACCCACACACCCCACGGGTAATAGAGAAAACGTGTTGTGCTGTCATTGTATTTCGCAATCTGTTCTTCAAGCATTTCAGAATCAACAGGGGTTTTTACCCATTCCCCATTATACACATTTTCTTCTTTAACAATGCCAGTTACACACATACCATAACAAGAGTTTAGCATACCTTTTGACAACAAATATTCAACCTCTTTTCCCTCTACTCCCTTTAATGTGGTTTTCTTTTCGTAGAGGGTCAAAACGCTTTCAATTATTGCTTTAGGCAAGTAGGACATATAGAACTTATAACAGTTAGTGACGGCGATTTTTTCATAAGTGTAACAGGCTTTGATAATCTTCAAATCAATATCTGTGATTGAAGTAATCAATTCGTCTGCTTGAAACAATCTGCCGTTGTTCACAATCCCCCCTTTTATGTTGGTACATTTGCTTTCGGACAAATAACTTTCATAGGTGTTTTTTGCGTGTAATCCGGTAATCTTGCAATCAAACATCAAACCCGTGTCCGGGTCATCCACCAATTTCCAAAAATCAACGGTTCTTGCGTCAATCGGAATCGGCTTTGACATTGGGAATTTTTCGGACAACATCACATAAGGGTAACTAGACGTAAAATCAATAGAAAAAACGTTCTCCAATAATTGACCGCTCCACTTCATGCTTGCGTGCGTAAATCCACCAGCAAACACCCGTTTCAACATCAAATATTGTGCGGGGGTCAACGAACATTCTTTCATTAAATCGGTGTATCGTTTGCGTTTACCTTTGCTGTCCTTTTTGTGGGCTTTGCTGGTATGCAAACAGTTATTCTTTACGAACTGCCGAACACGTCCCGTGTTTGTTAAGGGTATCTTTGTAATATCCCCATATTGTGCAATCTGTTCGTTAATGTAATCAAGAACAATTTCAACGTCATTGTTGCAATAACCCAATTCTTCATCGGTCAACGGGGTTTCTGCTGTTCTGCATAGCTTATAATCCAAATCGCCCATTAACTTTTTAATGTCATGTGAAACCAGATTTTCAGCCAATTTTGCAAGAGAATAACCGCTCAAAATATAGCTGTCTCTAAATTCAATCCCTAAATCAGTTAGGGCTTTAATTGGTTTCCGTTCATCACTTGCAAACACATTTACCCAGTTGAAATATTTACGCATGAATTGAAATTCAAACGACAGGTTGTGAACGTAAATCACAAATCTTTTTGTTTCGCACAAACCATAAAATTCTTTTAAGCGGTTGCACAAATCAATAAATTCTTCCCACGTTCTGCCGTAACAAATGCCGTTACTGTCTGCAATACCGAACGTCCATTCATACATAAAAGCGAACTTCTTTTCATTGTAAACGGTTGACGTTGTTTCAATATCAAAAGCACTTTCCAGATTATAATATTCAACCCATATTTTGGATTGACGGTCATATGTTTTTACCGTTTCCCCCGCAATATTCAATTTATAATTCTGGACAGATACCATTGTTAAATCTCCACAAAATCAAAATTGCTATTGGTCAAACTGTAACCCTCTTGAT